GTATGCCAGTAAACGTGCGGGGATTGGATTGGAAATCGGTCGACTGCGCCCATTGGGCTCCCCAATTCGCGGTGGCGAAATCATGCATACTGGCATGATACCATTCCTTAAGAAATGGTTTGGCGACCTACGTAGTTGCAGTCAAGGAGGTATTCGCAATGCAAGTGCTACAGTATTTTACCCCATTTGGCATCATCAGTTTGATGATCTTATTGTGCTTAAAAACAATCAAGGCACAGAAGAAACAAGGGTTAGACACATGGACTATGGAGTTGTGTTATCCGCTTTTTTCTGGAGAAGATTCAAGAACAAAGAAAATATAACTTTCTTTGATCCCAACGAAGTGCCCGATTTATATGAAGCGTTCTACAAGAACACACAATTGTTTGAAGAATTATATATTAAGTATGAAAAGCGCAAGGACTTGCGTACCAAAACCATGAGTGCTGAAGAAGTGTTCAAGAGTGGCATACTGAAAGAACGCACTGATACAGGTCGTATCTATCTAGTGTTTATTGACAACGTACAGAATCAAGGACCATTTGATCCCAAGTACCATACCATTTATCAGAGTAACCTTTGCTGTGAAATCCTATTACCTACTAAATCTTTTAAGCGTCTTGATGATGTGGACGGCCGCATTGCTCTTTGTACGCTCGGCTCGATCAACTGGGGAGCATTTAGAAATCCAGAAGACATGCGCCGTGCTTGCCGTATTTTACAGCGTAGTCTATGCAACATACTGGACTATCAAGATTTTCTAAGTATACAAAGCAAACTGAGCAATGATGAGATATCGCCATTGGGCATTGGTGTTACCAACCTAGCCTACTGGCATGCCAAGCGTGGTCTAAAGTATGGCGATCGAGACGCCTTACAAGATGTTAAATCCTGGATGGAACATCAAGCGTTCTACTTGACAGAAGCCACAGTAGAACTAGCTAAAGAACGCGGAGCGTGTACACATAGTGATAAGACACGTTATGGCCAGGGAACATTCCCCTGGGAGTTAAGAGCGACTGGATCAAATGAACTTGCTGACTTTACTCCAGAACTTGATTGGGAAACTCTACGTACTAATATGAAACAGTACGGTGTACGCAATGCAACCCTGATGGCCATTGCACCCGTGGAGAGCTCAAGTGTTGTTATTAACAGCACTAATGGGATTGAGATGCCTATGAGCTTAATCAGTGTGAAGGAATCAAAGGCGGGATCATTTATCCAAGTTGTTCCAGAGTATCACAAACTCAAGAATCGTTATCAAATGATGTGGGATCAAAAAGATTGTGTTGGCTATTTAAAGACAGCGGCTGTACTAGCAGCCTATGTGGATCAAAGTATCAGTACAAACACTTTCTATAATCCAGCACATTTTGCAGATCGCAAGGTGCCAACTACGCTGATTGCCAAGAACTTGATGCAGGCTCAGTTGTGGGGATTGAAAACATTCTACTACAGCCTAATCAACAAAGCTGGTAGTAAGCAAGTGGCTGAAGATGCTCCCGGAATGTTGGAGCCAATAGATTTTGACAACGAAGAGGACTGCGAAAGCTGTAAATTATAATGTTAGAAACATGTTGTGATATATTAGTAGACGCTTATAAGCGTAATTGGATAACCAGCAGAGATGGTAATATTTCCATACGGCATCACGATCGTGATCATTTTTATGTAACACCCAGTGGTGTTCGTAAACAAAACATGCAACCAGAGATGTTTAAGAAGATTAAAATCTGGAGAACAATTAATAGTGGTGTTGGCAGTGGTACTTTTAACTATAATTGGGAAATCATTGAACAAACAGACTTATCAGGCAACTTGGAACCTAGCGGTGAGATGCCTTTGCATTTTGGACTACAGAAAGAATTAGGACAACACAAAGATGATGTTCGTGTGGTGGTTCATGTGCATCCAACCTACTGCATCGCGGCCATGCATGCCGGAATTGATTTGGCAACCATCAGCGATTCATTCCCAGAACTTAATCGTTATACCAAGGTAGCACACAATGTAGGAGATGTCGCTCCTATCAGCGAAGAACTGGGCGATGCTTGTCATCGTAATTTAGGACTTGACCGCGACGGCAATATTGAATTTGATATAGTAGGAATCAAAGGACACGGTGTAGTGGCCATTGGCAACACGCCATGGCGAGCATACGAACACATTGAAAGATTAGAGCATATTTGCAAGATAGTACTTGCATCAGGAAAATATTAATGAGCCAAGCACAATATAACTTACACACAAAAACTGACTACTTGAATCGCAAGATGTTTTTGGATCCACAAGGTCCAGTTACCATTCAGAGATTTGAAGAAGTTAAATACAAGAAGATTGCAGATTTTGAAGCAACAGCACGAGGCTTCTTCTGGCAACCCGAAGAGATTAGTCTATCAAAAGACTCAAACGATTTTAAGGATGCAAGCGATGCGATTAAACATATTTTTACTTCGAATTTATTACGTCAAACAGCACTTGATAGCCTTCAAGGTCGTGGACCAACACAGGTATTTACTCCAGTGTGTAGCCTACCCGAAGTCGAAGCTCTCATGTACAACTGGGGGTTCTTTGAAACCAACATCCACAGCAAAAGTTACAGCCATATAATCCGTAATATTTACAATGTGCCCAAGGATGTGTTCAACACCATACACGACACTGAAGAAATTATTAGTATGGCATCTAGCGTAGGCCAATATTATGATGCACTTCATGTGATCAACTGCCGCAAAGAAACAGGCGAAACTATTAACGAGTACACACACATCAAAGCTATTTGGATGGCGCTGAATGCCAGCTATGCGTTAGAAGCTTTCCGCTTCATGGTTAGCTTTGCCACAAGTTTGGCCATGGTAGAGAACAAGATCTTTATTGGTAACGGCAACATTATCAGTTTGATTCTACAAGACGAATTGTTACACAAAGGTTGGACAGCTTATTTGATCAATCAAGTGGTTAAAGAAGATCCACGCTTTGCACAGGCCAAGGCTGATTGTGAATCAGAAGTATATGCCATGTATGCTGATGTTATCCGTGAAGAAAAAGCCTGGGCTGACTACTTGTTTAAGAAAGGTCCTGTGATCGGTCTCAATGCAAATATCCTAAAAGACTTTGTGGATTACACAGCCGTGGCCGCACTTAAAGATATCGGTATCAAGTACCAGACACATGCTCCCAAGTCAACACCTATTCCATGGTTCAACAAACATGTGGATACCAGTAAGAAACAAACAGCACTGCAAGAGAATGAGTCAACCAACTATGTTATTGGTATCATGAGCGAAGGTATTGACTACGAAGAGTTACCTGTACTATAATAGAGAAAAGGAATAATTATGAAAGCAACAGTATGGAGCAAGAATTCTTGTCCATTTTGCGTACAGGCCAAGGCCTTGCTAGAAATGAAAGGCATTGAATATGAAGAAAGAAATATAAGTACAGATTGGACCAAAGAACAGTTACTAGAAAATGTGCCAACAGCCAGAACTTTGCCGCAGATATTTTTAGACGATAATTATATAGGCGGATTCACAGAACTCCGCAAACATTTCGAAAAGGTATAATATGTTAATTAATAGGGGCATTGTAGTAGGGGAAGTTGTTACAATTAAAACATCCGCTGGTGAAGAAATCGTAGCAAAATTGGTAGAAGAAAATCCCATGGGTGTTACAGTTAGCAAGCCATTGTGCTTGACAGCAACCAAAGACGGAATTGGTCTAGTTCCGTTCCTGTTTACCACAGACCCAGACAAAGACGTTACAATTAGTCGTAACAGTATTATGGTACTTGCGCCAACAATCAAAGATGCCGCAGATCGTTATACAGAACAAACAACTGGAATCAAACTAGTATAATGCCAGCAATAGCTCGAGACGGCGATCCAACCACAACCGGCCACGGGTGTGATGGTACAACCACAGTGACCGGGCCTACTGGGGCTGGTGCCAAAGTGTTTGCCAACGGGATTCCTATCGAGTGCATTGGCAATCCAACCAGCGCACATACAATTGATGCTGGTCCAAAAAGAAGTTGTATTTCCCATAGTGCGGCAATCAATGCTGGTTCTGGCAATGTATTTGTTGGCGGAGTCGGCGTTGCCCGTGTTGGAGACAGCACAGATGGCGGAGAAATTACCGCTGGCAGTTCAAACGTTATTGCCAATTAAATAGACATTTATTTTCTCCGGCTGTACACTAGTGCTAAGTATTCGTACTTGCCTTAAAGGAGATTTAAATGGCCACAAATAAACATGCAGAATTCACTGCAATCGTCGAAGCAATGGAAGCAGACTTCGAAAAATTCTATGACAAAGAAGTAGGTGCCGCTGGTACTCGTGTTCGTAAGCACTGCCAAGACCTGGCCAAATTGTGCAAAGACACACGCAATGATGTCACAGCAGTTAAGAACGCTCGTAAAGAAGTAAAATAAGTCAACTAAATATTAGCCTAAGGCGTTATATTAGTATACGCTTAACGGAGTA